TTTAGTTAACTGTCTATGTATGTATTGTATAGCCAAATCCATTTATTGTCAAATTTTGGGTATGTTATTTTAGTTGTATTTTTGCAACATCTAACCTAGCAAATACGCTATCTCCGAACTTCCAGCCTTCCGGCATACTAGTTTGCATATCCAATTCGTTATCCAGCAATTCAGCCTCCTCATTGGTAATCAATACAATAGCCAAATTATTTTTAATCATTTGTGCCACTTCGGTTACACTACTTTTTTCCATAGTCATAGTAACTGCTTGATTATAAATCAAAATACAAGGTACAATATGTTCACGGTATGTATTTTCTTTAGTGCGTTTTACCGATTCCCCAATTGTAATTAAATGGTCAATACTATCACCCTCAAGCAACGCTCGGGCATTCTCTAAACCGAATCCATCTTCATTATCGATGAAGTAACGAAAACGATTGGCAATCTTTTTAAAGATATCACGCTCGGATACTTCACGAGGAATAGGTTTGATTGCTTGTCCACGAACCTTGCGTACAATAGTTTCAATAGCTTCAATGGTTCCAACAATGATCCAAAAGTTTTCAAGTACATCCCCGTCAAAAGGAATGTTCATAAAGTCTTTTGCATCTTTGCGCTTTTCGGAACGCTTGCCGATTTTTTCAGTAAAACCCTGAGCAAGAATTTGCTTACGCATTTCCACAACATCTTCAGGTCTTGCAAGCCAACCTATTGTGTAGTGATTCTTTTTTATCTCGCATTTTACACCATTGTTGGTGTAAAGGACACAATTACTTTGTTCTTCATAAACCCGATCGGTATACCCACGATCCTCGCATGAATTTTTAAATAAACTGAACGAAATTGCCGCCATAAATATAAACCTTTTTAATCACCGGAATCGATTTGGTAACGGTCTAAACAATGAATGCAAGTGTATTCAGTTAAACAACGACCTACTGTGGCACTTTTATATTCATGTTTACAAGGAGAGCCATCCGGGCGTGTATGCACTTTTCCTGAAGGTCTACCAAACATATATTGACCACCACAATTATTGCAATTAAAAGTATCTGATTCGTTGTTATAACCAGAGGTTATATTTTTATATTTTGAATCTCCGGCTGGAACACGACCGGTACCTGAACATACTGGACAGGATGCTTTCATACTTACTCCTCTAGTTTACGGTGTTTGGGTTTACGGATGTACAAGGTCTTGTCTTTTACAACCTTAGGTTTAAAAGGTGTGTTGGTTTGAAACAACACACGGTGAGCCCGATGTTTGGGCTGTTCAACGGTGAAAGATATAACTTTTTTCATAATACCATAAGTTTAACACAAATGGTATTTATTGTCAACCTCTACCAACTGAGTAGTGACGACCTTTAGGACCTTTACTTATAAAAGTCCTACCATATAGTTCACCGTGATACTCATCACTTTTGGTTACATATTTTAACACTAATTTGATTTTTCTATCCAGACTGATAGTCAAAATCATTTGAGGTTTAAATTCTAATATTTCAGCAGTTACAGTTTGGTTGTTGTCCACACAAGTGACTTGAACATTATCATCATACTTTATCATGTTCCTCTCCAGTTAAACCAATCACGGTTGAAATGTGTTTCACATTTTTAACAGTGAAACTTCTCCATTCATTTTTATCTAAATCAAATACACGCATTGATGTAGTGCTTTCTTTGCGTGGTTTTTTATCTTCTGTTACTGTAACAACAGGTAGTTTACTAGGCTCCAATGTACACTTCATAACACGCTCAGTACCATCCTTTTTAGTAAAGGTAACGGTTACAATTTCAGTTTTCAATATACCCGATAGCCAATTACTAAACTTGTCCCAATCTTTATCAGCCCATGTAGTGTAAATGTTCATTATTTTACTCCCAAAATTGTTTTTGCTCTAGATACAAGTTCTTCATCACTATCAGTAAATCTATAACCTTCTTCAATCAATCTTAATGTGTAAAATTTATTAAAGAATAACCCAAACAACAATGCAGTCAAAATCCATAACGGCATGGTGAATAAATGAAATATTAAGCAAATTAATGACATGACTAGATTTCCCCTGTACAGAGGAACTATCCATCCTAAATTAAAAATGCCTAAGAAAAAATAGCTGTAGCTAAAACCAATATATCCATTCTTAATAATACCGGTTCTAACGTGTGTCATCTCAATCGGTGTCGCCATTTTGTTCTTCCCATGATGTAAAAAATGCATTTACTTTTTGTTCTTCATTCCAAGAAGTGGTATAGTCATTATCTTTGTCACACAAAGTCAAGGCTTCTTCCTTAGTGACAACACGATGGCTAACAATTTGTTCACCGATATGTTGCTGACTAAATTCTTTTGCTTCTTGCATTGTGACTGTATCTAGTGCCCATTCACTTTTATCTTTACCATAATTATCAATGCCTGTGGGCACTTCAACCATATAGCGTTGACGAAATGTACTCACGCATTCAACAAGTACCCATTGTGTTTCTTTTTTTGTCATAGTATATGATCCATCTTTATTATCATTCCATTCTAAAGTATCGCCCTCTTTCCATCCCGTTTCTTCAAGCAGGTCGGTGGGAAACTCTAATATACAATCACCCGATTCGGGATCTTCCTGTAATTCAATTGTCCAAGATTTTGTCATACAACCATCCTTATCAATCCAACAGTATCAATAGTAGTTAACAGAAGGTAGTTAGCGAGCATGCCAAAAGATTTCCTAGTCCAAGCAGACCAAGCATACATAGCACAACCAAGGATCCAAATGGGATAAAGAGTAAGAAGCGGTGGAGTGGGGACTGTGAGTGCCATAGTAATACTGCAACCCACACTAATAGCCCATGCAAGAAGCTCAACAACAAAGCGAACTCTATTAGATTTAAAGTCATCTTTTATCCAAACAAAAATTCCATTTAGTATATAATTCATTATAAATTCCGGTCATGCATTTTAATCACATTACGCAATACTTCTTCAACCATTTTATTTAATGTTATATCACGCTTATGTGCTTCCATTGCCAAGTGAATAATTAAATCATCATCAAGATCCAACGGAACTTGAACACGATTATCAAAAGGTTGCCCATTAAAAATAGCAGTAGCTTTTTCTAAGAAATCTTCCTCAACTTCTAAATCAACCCAATCAGTATCATCCCATGCTTTGTTAGGATGAATATTGCGTTTTTCTGCCTCAGCATAATACAAGTGTTTGTATTCAGAATTCAACCAACGATATGGTTTTTTATCTTCATCCCATGCTTCACGTTTAACAGAAACATCGGCTGAATAAATCTCTTGTGAAACTGTGCTGTACAAAACTGACACATGAGCAAAATCACTTTCATAATCCAAGTATCGTGCGTCTGGATAGCAAGCCCAGCAATGCTCGGAACCACTGGTAATTTTATGATCGAATGCTTCGTTTACGTGACTTAGGTGCATTTTTAACTCCTGCTAAATTTTTATAATGTTCAAGAAAAGGTTCAATGTTGTTATTATATATTTGTTCCATTGTTTTGTAAAGCATTTTGGCATCCTGCTCAGTCATGCCTGCTGTCCAATTTGGTTCACCTGGCTCTTTTCTTAAACCATAATCATGGCGATATGACAAACACATGTCATGTATAATTTCTTCTTTTTCTTTCATTTTTGAATTTCTCACATTCTTCAACAATTCTTAAATGTTCGCCAATCATCAATGTTTGGCTTTTCATTTTCATCGTAGGTCCAACCCAATGCTTTCATCATGCGATGCTTAACCAGTAAGTTAGGACTACGGAATCTGCCAGTGTCCTCAAAGCCCATCATGACACCAACTTCACAAACTGCACCACTGCGGCAGATACCTGCATAACAATGAACCACTACATTCATTCTATTATCTTTGGCATGTTGGAGTAGTCGAACAAGTTCATTAGCCTGTTCTTGGCTACACTTCATTTCTTCTTCCAATACTTCGTCTTTTTCTTCTACATCCAAGAATTCAAAGTTATGTTGTTCTTTGAACTTGTGGGCAGGAGTAGGACGCCAGCTTGCTGGATCAACAATGCTGATCAGCATACTATTCTCTCCAGCCTCGTGATGGAACCTTGTAGGTATATC